ACTCCATCATTGGGGGTTCGAGTGGCATTTCTGGTTGGCCCATGATGTCGGAGATTGGAGTGGAATCCATGGTCATTTCTTTATTTTGTCTCACATTTTTTTCGGGTTGGTTTTGTTGCATGAAAGAAGTCGTGAGAGGAACCATTCCATCGTCATTTTCAGAGAGATTTAACGTCCGGACGTCAGTCGACATTTATGTAGACTGACTTTTTTGAAATCGTTGAGTAACGCATCGTCATTTTCGTTTCGTGACTGTGAGACGTGTTTTCTTAGTGGCATTCTTCGCATCCGCCTCCTGTTGTTCCAAATATTTTGGGTTGTATGTTTTCTTGTGCATGCTCCAAAGTTGTGGACTGCCTACCCTGAACCCATTTCTGATTTTAGCTTTGTACCAAAACACACAATCCTGTATTTTATTAGATTTAACCGTGTTATCTAATACAAGACATTCGTAGTTTTCTGTGCACGCGTCCATCACCTTACAAAACATATCGAACGATGGAAAAATACCAAAAAATGATTTATACAGCTTTTCTCTGTTCTGTATGATGTTTTCCCTGAGTATAAACACGTAGTCTACATTGGCACGAAGCGCTGGTGGAAGGTCCAACACGTATTGCATCGTCAACATGAAGAAGATGTTAAAGTGTCAACCGTTCATGAAACACTGGCGTATCCTAGTTTCCTTTAATAACTTGGAATCGTACATGCAATCATCCAGAAGCATAAACGCCCCATTGGTTTTGTTCTTCCCTTTGGTACCCACGAGCTTTCTCTGCCTGGATAAAACTCTATCTACTGCCTCACCATCGTAATCCCCGTACACACAGACGTCTGGGATGAAATTTCCATAAAAGTGATTCCCTTCTTCTGTGCCTGATAGAACAATACCCGCTGGTATATGTTTCTTGTAGTACATGATATCCTTCACGAGTGTCGATTTACCTGTGTTACGTTTACCAATGAAGACACATATCCGATCATCTTCCATGGTATCCGGCTTGAATTTCCGCAACTGAATATTCATTCTACTTTAGTGTCTCGTTTTATTTAGCAAAATTTTACTCACAAATAATAGGAATGTCGGGTCGTTTAACGCTCGCAGCCACTGGCATCCAGGACAGATGGTTGACCGAACAACCACAATATTCACACTTTCTTTCTAGATTTAGAAGACACACAAAGTTTTCATTCGAGCAGATAGAAGTTCCATTTCAGAGATACGAAGAGTACGGTAACGAAACCACTGCTCGCATACCAAACAACGCCGGTGACCTGTTGAAAGGTGTCACCATAAACGTGGATCTTCCACCTCCCGCACCTTCTTCTGATAATAACTTGACTTTCACACTCGCGAGCGGTTTAGTCACGAGCAATCTTCAACTCGACGGTGAGACGACGAGTGATTTGGATGTTTATCAGGGTGTGGAATACGTATTTAACAGCACCGAAGAATTTCAAGTAAGTGGTTTGAGTGTGAACGATTACACGTCTGAAGACTTGGGTGGTGGAAATTATAGACTGACGATTAACATACAGGTTAATATAATCAGTACATACAGTGCAGCTAAAATAGAACTCGTGAGTGATTCATCAAATTATTTCATGAACCTTAACGTCAAACAAATCCGTTGGAACACGTCTATACCCACAAAGATGATTAAGTACGCGGATCTCGTCATAGGCGGTCAAACGATTCAAAGGATCACAGGTGAGTACATATACATGTATAACCAATTACACTACACACAAAACGATGCAGATTTTACACTCGCCGCTACCACACTCCATAACATCTATCCAATCGTTAATGATGCTACGTATTCTCAGTACACAGATTTCCAAAAGTACAAGGTGCAATTGCCATTTTATTTTCACAGACACCCGAGTCTCGCCATACCCATATGTGGTTTGAATAATCAACTGGTGGAGATAAAGATTAAATACAGGCCAGTAGATGAATTGACGGTTGAATATGACTTGGGTACATCTACGTACTCCACGACATCCATAACGTGTGACGTTCAATTGAGAAACATGAGCCTGTTCACAGATTTTGTGTATCTCTCCGAAGATGAAAAGAGCTTCATACGTACGAGACCGATAGAATACGTAATAACTCAAACGCAAGTCGCGGAGATAAAGATGGATCCGGGTGTTTCCAAGCGCTCGGTGATGATAAATTTCAAACACCCAGTCAAAGAACTATTCTTCATAGCCACCAACGATACAACGCAAGCGCATGTACCAATAAAACACGTGAATCTCAAGTTTAACAATAACACCGTCATAGACGCCGATAACCTTCAACTCTCTGCTGAACAACCTCTCAGACACCACACCAACTCCATAAACGAGAGTTACGAGTTTGGGGTATACAGTTTCTCTTTAAAACCAGAAGTATATTATCCCACTGGACAAGTCAACATGAGCCGTGTCATTCACAAACTTCTCGAAGTAGAATTGGATGGACCAAATGCGTCACATAATCACACGCTCCGTGTATACGCATCCAATTATAATGTTCTTCGTGTGAGTGGAAACATAGCCGGTTTAAAATTTTAGAATCTAATATTAGTAATGGCCGGTAGAGTTCAATTAGAGGCTGTGGGTCCACAGGACAGGCTGTTCACAGATGACCCAGAATACACGTATTTCATAAAAAATTTTAAAAAGCATGGGAATTATTCCAAATTTTACACGGATTTAGAATTCGATGGACATATAGAGTTCGGCGAAGAAATCAGGTGTAAGGTGCCACAAGATCAGGGTGATCTTTTGAAAGGTGTGAGCATTAAACTCACATTGAATCCATTGGATCAAAATTTAGTGAGTGGATACGACCACATCACTTATTGCGAATCCATCGCACAAGCCATGATAGAGTATGCAGAGTTATACATAGGTGGTAAATTGGTTCATCGCGTACCATCCGATATGTTAGCCATACACTCCGAATTGTACGTTACGCAGTCTAAACAAAGTTCACTTTCCAAGCTCGTAGGTAAACCATTCCGTATATTCTCTGTTTTTGACGACTATTACAAACAAATCAGAGAAAACTTACTCGATGAATCGAAGGTTGAGACCTCTTACAGAGTAGACATCCCTTTCTATTTTCACGAGCATCCAGAACTCGCGATACCACTGTATGCCATCACGAAACAAGAAGTGGAGATCGTGGTAAAATTGAGAAAAGTCGAGGAGTGCATATTCGCGGTTAACGACCACGCACTCAATGATACGAGCGAAAGCTATTACATAGGTGAAAATCCAACCGGACTCATAAAAACATTTAAACCCGCACTAGAAATGGTGAGCCTCGACGAAAAAACAAAACGATTCCCAGATCGCGTGGATTACGTGATAACACAGACGCAACAAAACAATATAGAACTGAATACAGTCGATGGAAAATACAACGCAGCACTCGAATGCAATGAACACGAAGCGAGATTGAGTTTCAGAAATTCAGTCAAGGAATTGTTTTTCATAGTGCAGGACAAGTTAGATAACGATCCAGCGACTGAAAATGATTTTGCGACACCGTTCCAATATTCATCACTGTCTAACTTTGACAGCCACCTGTTTTTCACAAACAGCGAACAAGTCAAATACATCGGATTAACTTTCGATGGCGAAGAGGTTCTTAACGATGTTACAGGAAACCTGGTACACATTCGTGCTATTCAGCCAGGTAAACACCACTCCAGAACTCCTATATACCGTCGATTTTACATGTATAATTTCGGTGTAGAACCAGAACGATGGTATCCGACGGGTCAATTGAACTTTTCTAACATAAAGAATCAGTTAATAAAAATCGGACTTTTTGATTATCCAACCACACCAGATAAACAACTTAGAGTTTACGCGCAAAGTTATAACATACTCCGTGTGGAGAACGGAACCGCAACAGTTTTATTTGAAACATAATGAAGACAGGTTTTGATCTCACAGACGATGCGAGCGCTCAAAACGAGCAACTCGCCAAAACAATGATCGATATCATCACTCCAGTGATTGAAAAAGGTATGATTCTCGCGGCGGAATACGCCAAGGCGTGTGGAAGAAATGCCGTACTCATGCAAGACGTGGAATACGCCATGAAATATTGTGCCATGCATGAGGTGGGAAAGCATATAGGTTCGTATTTACCAGAGGTTTACGAAGACGACGGGGATGAAGACGATGACATGGATATCATCGAAGAAGGTGAAGTGGAATTCACGCGATACACAGGTGATGACCCGAAATTTAAGGCTATGAATGAAGCGAAGGACTCTTGGGACACGTGGGTTCCATCAAATCCGTCGGAACAACTTATAAAAAATGCTATAGATAGTAATGGACGATGACCCCGAAGGGTGGACGGACGTAGAGTATAAGGAGTTCAAAGCGGATGACGCGGACTCGGATTCTGGGTCAGAATCCGAGTCTGAGTCTGATTCAGACAGGCCAAAGATGAAAGGATACCAGAAGAAGCAATACAAGAAGATACTTTTTGTGGAGGAGTTACTCCCAGAATAAATTTTCTATGGCTAATATATAACATGTCTACCGCCGCTGAAACCGTTACTCTCGTCAGCCAAGAGCTCGAATCGCAATCCTTGAACGCCGTCGCCGCCGGCTTCTCCTTCGCCGCGGCCCTTTCTTGGATGGACCTCGTTCGATGGATCGTCAACCAAGTCATCAGCGTCAAGAAGAACGGTGGCATGAACTACACGCTCACCGCCCTCTTCACGACCTTGTTGTCGATCCTCGTCTACTTGGGCTTGTCTCGTGTTTCCACTCGCGTCCAAAAGCCAACGCAACCACTCTACGCGGTTACCCGCTAAGTTTTCTTTTTGGTCACGAGCAACAGGACAGCACCGACAAAAACTATCAAAAATATGGATACGAAAGCATCCCATCTACGCACATCCTCAAACTCCGGGATGTGCACAGGTGGTGGAAGGGCAAAATCCTTCTCAACTTTAGGCACATTTTCCAATTTATCAGTAGAACATGTCAAATTTAATTTAAGTATGTGATTTGCGTTTCTAAAATCGTATGGTA